TTGTCTGGCATTGCTGGTTGGTTCGATCGTTATCCTCGTATTCCATATGGTCGTGCGACAGCATATACTCAACACTCTTATGATAAATTCAAATTATCATTTCCATTTCTACAAACACTCGATCGCGGTTTTGCGGAGTTACTTCCAACTCGTCATGCAGCGCAACGCGCTGCTGCGGATAAAATCGATCCAGCATTCCTAGTCCCTGAAACTGTATTCACTACAATTACAGTTAATAAAACATTCCGAACAGCAGCGCATCGCGATGCTGGTGACTTTACGAATGGGTTGAGTAATCTTCTCGTTCTTTCAAATAATGGCAATTATACAGGTGGATATCTCATATTGCCAGAAGTTCGTATTGCTGTGAATGTACGACCAGGTGACCTGCTGCTTGTCAATAATCATGAGTACATTCACGGCAATACACCTATTGAACTACAAGATGAAACTGCTGAGCGTGTAAGTCTTGTTTGTTATCTGCGTGAGAAGATGCTCGAACTTGGAAGCAAAGAGTATGAAGATCATCGATTTAATTATGTTGAGTCACGTCGAAAAAACAAAGAACATCCACTCCAACGAAGACTCTGGAATGGCATTTCAGAAGGAATGTGGGAAGAACAAGAGTGGTATGACTATCTTGAGAGAGTTGGTGGAAAAGAGATGGTTCAAAAATACCATCCAAAAGCATATGAAGAAATCTCAACCCTAGAAAATATGTTCGCCTAATATGTGCGCAATCATTGGTGCTTATATTGAGAACCCAAGTTCTCGTGACTTGATTATGCTTGCTGATGTTTTTCGCGAGTCTAGTATTCGCGGATTACATGCAACTGGTGTTTCTTGGGTGCGTGATGGCGAAGTTAAAACTCGCATTGAGGCTAAACCAGCCACACAGTTTTTAGAATCACTCGATCTAAACAATTGTGTGAATGAAGATGGCAATCTATATCTAATTGGTCACTGCCGATATTCTACGTCTGATCTTGAGTTCAATCAGCCATTATGGAATGAGAATATTTCGATTGTGCATAATGGCGTGATCACACAAGAGATGCCAGAGAACTGGGAACGTCTATATGGATACAAATGCAAAACCAGAAATGACAGTGAGTTGATCCTTCATACTCTTGAGGCAAAGAAGTCTCCATTACTTGAGTTTCAGAATGCTTCCATGGCTGTAATTGAGTTATACAAAGAAAATAAACTGCGTTTCTATCGCAACGGTAAGCGTCCAATTTACTTTACTTCTTTGCCAAATGGCGGTATAATTACTTCAACGAAAGATATTGCAATTCGTGCTGACCTCAAAAATCCTATTGAGATTGGTATGAACTTTTATACCACAATTGGCAAAGGTATCTTTCAGAAGAACTATGTTTTGATTGATGATGCAAAGGATTTACAGCATGTACGATAAGTCAACGTTTACATATGGTGCTGAGATTGAATGGGGTGATATTGATCGTCGTATGGAGATTCCCCCAACTCTCGGCAAATGGGAATATGCTGAAACAGACATTGTAAATCTTCATCCACCATTTCAATATCGTGCTTGTGATCCACTTGGCAAAGAGCCATGGATGGGCGGCGAAGTCAATATGATGCCAACTAAAACTTGGCAGGAACAAGTTGATCGTATCATGCGTTTGAAAGAAATGTTTATTGAGTATGGCAATATGCCTACTGCTTCCTGCGTCAATCATGGACATATTCATGTCTTTGTTCCAGGATTGAAAAATGATATTGATGGACTCAAGCGTTTGATTGCTTACATTAAAGACAATCAACAAGATACCATTGAAGCCTGTTATCAATTCTATGAAACTTCTGAGATGAAGCAAGTAGAAGGCGCAAAGATGTATTTGAAGTTTGATGGTGGTCGTCCAATGCCTGACTATATGTGCGACAACATTATCAATCTTGCAACTGACTTTGATCATTTTATTAAATTACATGCTGCTGGCAAAGATGGCGTATCAATGGGTCGACCATTTAGATTTGCCATTAATACTTACTGCATGAAGCATACTGGTACGATTGAGTTTCGCTGCTTCCGTTCCACAACTAAACGTGAGGAAATGGAATCTCAGTTTCGATTCGTGGAAAAGTTCGTCGACTCAGCACTGAACCAGGGTCCCTCAGTGAAGGAAATTCTTTCTGAATCTGATTATAAATTTCCACCATTTAAGTGGAATTTGGATGAATATCATGGATGGCAGCAAACCAAATATCCAAAGGAACGTGGAGAAAAGAAACGCGAGTTCCATGAGGCTGCGTGATACAAGTCGCGATGAATTCGTCGCGCATATCACTGAAGATAAAGCAGACTCTTTTGCCAAGACTTTTGTGGCAAAGGCTGACATGCAGGAACAATGGCAGTACTGTATTGGGTGTTGGGACGGCGGAGAGTTGGCTGGCGCGATTATCACGACACGATCTAAGAAAACTCCATATGTCTTCAATCTACAATTGCTTCATACGTTTGCGAAACATAGACGTAAGGGTGTTGCAAGATTACTCACTCAAGACTCTCTTGATCGCGCACAAGGTCTTGGCACCAGTTACTATCGCGTTTCAGCAGAGCCTGATGCAGTCGTATTCTATGAATCCATGGGATTCAAATTCTTGGGAAAACAGAAAAGTGGATGTTCGCTGAGTATGTTCAAGATTAATGGCAAGAATTTCGCCGATGGAATCTATGATCTGAATGATCCTGTTATACATGCAGCAGTGTATAAAAAGGGTAAAGGTGGATGTGTGCAAGTTTATTAAAATTGCTGTTTACTTTTGCGATTAGATAACCTATAATATATCTGTCGCTAATAGTGGTGACAATTTAACCTTATATGGCATAATGTTATTTGCCGAAGGAGTTTGATATGTTGACTAGTAAAGTGTGTTATGTTTATGGTTTTCGTAACATTGAAAATGGGATGATGAACATTGGTTATAAGTCCCCCAAAACCGATAAGTTAGATTATATTTCTTCAATCTCTAGTGCCCAGTTCTGGGACGACTTTTACAAGGGTAAACTTGAAAAGTCTTTATTGTTCGAAGGTAGTGCGCATGAAGACGATATCGCTCAAACACTTGAGTGGTTTGGTCTTGATTATGGCATGTCTTGGAACAAAAATATGTTCTACAATAAATCAAACAATGCGCATTGCATTGATGAGTCATTGCTAACTGAAGAACATAAGCAAACACTCGTAGATTGGATTGAGGGTCGTTCTGAAGGCATCAAGCCAACTGACCGCTTTGTTCAAGACAAAACAACTGTAACAACAATTCATGAAGCGATAAAGTCAGGTCAATACAAAGTTGTTCTTGAACCTGTCAAAACTGTTCACGCATATAAGAGAAATCAAATTCGCGTTGAACAGATTGACGTTAACCATGTTCGTAAGATCAAATCTCGGTTTGATCAAAACCCCAAAGATGCTTGGGATTGGTTGATGAAAGATCCTGTAGTTGTCGTTGTTTCTCGTCATAAAAACAAAATTGTATATACCATTCTCAATGGGAATAATCGCCTTGAGGCAGTTTCGAGAACTGCGCTCAAAGAGATTCCTGTTGTCTATATAAATGAAACTGAGTTTGGTGCTGATGAGAAAACTCGTAATGCCAACTATGATCTGTTTGGTCTTTTAGAAAATAAAGAGGACTTTATTGTTCGTAAAACCAATACAGATGGTGACATCAAGAGAAATATCAATAACTTCTTGGTGAGCGAAGGATTTGATCTTTCTGATCCGCTTCAGGTCGACAGTGCTCGTGAATTGATTTATGAACGATTCTCGTTGATCACTGAAGACAAGAAAAAACTCAATGGTTTGTTTCGTTCTATTATGAACGATTTTGCAACTCAACAAAATGCTTTAAAGTATCAAGACAATTTGATTGCCTATGATGACAATTTCTTGAACAACTACAAAGTGAAGAAGTATGAGTTGAAAGGTGTTGCAGCGATTCATGCAACTGCTTCGAAGGCAGAACATGCTGTTGCCCTTGGTTATATCGTTCACAGAATGTACAATATGAAAAAGAAAAAGGGTGCTATTGTTTTGTATTTCAAGAGCAAGAATGAATTGGCTATTGATGATCAAGAAAAGCACATTGACAAACTTCGTGATATGATTCAATATATGCAACTTGATGTAACTGTTGATGTCCTCCCTGCGTTCAACAACTAAAGAGAGGCGCGAGTCATTCATCCGCTGGTATGCGTGGTCGATGCAGTTTGGCGACTGCGATCCAGCGGTATGGATGACAAACTATCTCCACCGTCGATACGAACACAATGATGAGGAAAAACTCTGGCTTGCATGGCTTTATGGTAACACCTATCAATTGCCAACTGCATGGGTTCTAAAAAATGAATTCCCAGACTATGAACTTGCTACCGTTGATCGTATCGAATGGTGGAATAGTCACAACTACAAAAGACTCAGATACCAAGTTGATACAAAGTGGAACAAAGGTCACTTGCCTGCCATGTTCGCATCTTACCAAAAGTTTATTGGCAAGAAAACTCAACGTGAGGTTCTAGAAAATTATTATGGCGACAACGAAACGCAATCTTTCCACAATCTTTGGAATAATCTTAAAACTTCTCTTCACAAATTTGGTCGCTATTCCACTTGGTTTTACCTTCAGCATCTTGTTCATACTGCTGGCATTGCTTGTGTACCTGACAGCCTCATGCTTGACGATTTTGCAGGCTCTCGCTCTCATCGTAATGGTCTGCATCTCGCCCTCGGGCAAGATGACAAATATGATGTTAAACTCACTTCTGGGGAATGCGCAGACCTTGAAAGCCATGCCAAAGAAATTCTTGAGGAAACCAGATCTCGATTCCCTCAACTGAGCAATCAAATCGATTTCTTCACGATGGAGACTTGCCTTTGCTCATTCAAGAAAATCTTTCGTGAACATCATGGTCGATATCTTGGTTATTATCTTGATCGCCAGTCTGAAGAAATCAATCAAGCAGAAGGCGACGGTTGGACTGGTATTGAATGGAATGTTTTGTGGCAAGCAAGAAATGAAACTCTTGATCTCAGACTTGCTCCGAGAAATACAATCAACAAAGAAAAGTTTACTTATTTCTTAAGAACAGGTAGAATAGAACGAATGGATTGGATGTTCGATGATGAACAACCAGTGAAAGAAGGTTTGGAGGCATTATGGTAAGAGTGATTGCTATGGGTGGTGAGCCAGCAACTGGCAAAACCACTTTGATGTTTAAATTGATTTCCATGGCTGATGATTGGGTTACTTCGAAGCCAGAGAAACTTCTTGATGCAATGTATTCCAAGAAACTGAATCTTTATATTCTTGGCAAGTATGTGAATGATGGTAATGTGTTCCAGGGCACTGATCGTTTGTCAATGGCAGTTCAACCAGATGCTACTGCGTTCTTTAGTAATCTTGCATATGAATCAAATGCAGATGGTCATAGTGTAAATGTGATCTTCGAAGGTGATCGTTTGTTCAATGGCAAAATGCTTGATCGCCTTTCTGAACTATTCCCAAATGATTTCAAGATTCTAATCCTTACAGTCAAGGATAGCACTCTTGATCAACGTCACATTGATCGCAAAGATGATCAAGATGACAAATTCAAAAATTCTCGTAAGACTAAAATCTCGAATATCATGGGGTCGCTGACACTCATGGACTATATAGAGACAATGGTCAACGAAAATCTCGATGATCAGTCTAAGATTATTGATCATATTAGAAAATTTTACAACTGGAGTGAATAATTATGCAACTTGAAGTTCCTGTAGAAAAACTACGTTCATTTAAACTGTTCGTAGCAACACCGATG